AAATATGTAGGAAGTGCGATAAGAGAATTACTTACGAAAATAGAATTAAATATCACAATTATCCTGGAATACAAAAAATATGTAAGCCTTGTAAATTAGAAGAATCAAGAAAATACAATGCTAAGAAAAACAAAGCTATTAAAGATAACCCTATTTGGTAATTACCAAGTTTCTACTATTTTAACAGCTATATCATAGACTTTATAGGCTGACTGAGATACTCTTAAAGAGTTCTGATCAAACCTACAAATATAAAAGTCATCATTGTCATTGCTATTAGGTTGAAATATAAAAGGTAAAGCACCTCCTAATGTTTTATTCCATACTTGTGCATAAAATGAATCATCTGTTTCTATGTTAAATGCTAATGTGTTTTCTGAATGTTGTGCTCCTGAAGATAAATCTCCATTATTATAAGTAGAATCAGCAGGATGCTCAGTATAATTACCACCTTTAGGGTTAGATGAAAATAGATCTGTTTCACTTATATAAGAGAATTTAAGATTCCAAGACTTCCTACCATTTCTTCTAGCTCCTGTTTGTGTAACATCTAAAGTATTTTCATATACATCAAAACAATTTGTTTTATTGTCACCATTAATCCATAGAGGATTACCTGTATATTTAACATTAGATATAGTTCCACCACCTGATGTATTTGTAGTGTTAATACCATCCATTTCTATTTCCATACTTAATTTTAAATCAGGAGAATGAGGCATAGTGTATTGTATCCCATAACTAACTGTACCTACATTTACAGATACCCCTGCAAACATATCTGAAGATAAAATTTTATACATTGTTGTGTCGTGTGCAACTGATGTTGTTAGAATCGTAGAGCCATTTAAAGGCATGAAAGTCCCTCCTCCATTGCCATTACCATTTAACACTTCTTCAAAATCAATTCCAACATTAGGTATGTCATTTTCATCATGTATTTGTATTTGTGCTCCATTACCATAAAAATCGTGGTTTAAAAAAGCTATATAATATTTCATATTTCTTGTAAAATCATAGTTAATAGGATTTACAGGTAAATTTAAAGACCTATTTTCTAGTGTTAATGGGAATACAGGTGTTGATTCAAGGCTGTATGTTGATTCAGGTAAATTAATCTCTATTTGAGTGCCTATTGTTTTATGGTATTGGTAATTATCTATATAAAATACTGGTCTTCCTACACTACTATATGCCATTATATCTCCTTAATTTCTTTTCTTGTAAGGCATCTCTGTTTATTTTCTTTTCTATGTCTAATTCTTCTGTGTCGTTTTCCTTATTAAATATTATAGCATCACTTGACATTAAATTATCATCTTTTGAAATATCTATTGTTTCTAAAGGTGTTTTAAAAACAGCTAATTGAGATCTTTCTCCCCACTTATAAACCCTAGCACTTTTTATAATAATAGAGCCTATATACTCAAACAATAAATCATTTTTTAAGATTTTCCTGCTACGATTAATTACTTTAATAGTATTATTGTTTTTAGTAATACTAAAATTACGATAATTAGTAGGAATTATTTTATTTTCTCCTTCGTATCTTATAACAATCATTTTAAAAACACCATCTAAAATTAATTTAAATTGATCTATTGTGGAGTCACCACTTCCAATTTCAATTGATGCAGTTGAAAAATTTTTAAGTTTTTTATAGAATTTTTTTGAAGTTTTACTTCTTTGTACTAATGACATTAAATACCTTTCTTTTTATACTTGGTCATCTGTCGGTGCTGAATTATAAATTTCTACAGGCTGACCTCCTGAATGTGCAACAATGTCTGTTCCAAACAAACCTCTTTCTACCCTTAAATATGCACCATTAATATTTCCTCCACTACCAATAGAAGAAGCAAATTCTACACGAACCCACTCATCCTCTATTTTCATATGCCAACCAACAAATATAGAGGGTAAAATACTCATACCTGAACCTGTGTAATACTGATTTGATATAGGAGTTCTTTCATTTAATATTTGATCATTGTTTGCTCCCACAACATTTCCTGCATTCCATATATCAGGGTTATCTCTAAAAATATCAAGACCTTCTTGTTCTTCAAGGAAATTTTGATTATCATTAGGATTTACAAATTGTGCAGAAATCCCCATTAAGACAGTATTAATTTGAGTTGTTGTTATTGTCCCCCAGTTTCCATTTGGACTAACACTAGCTAAAGTGAATGTGCCTAAATAGTTATCTTCTGATATTTCAGGAATTACTTGATCAGAAGTATCTTCAGCAATATCATCAGAAGTATCTTCAGCAATATCATCAGAAGTATCTTCAGTTGCATTCGCTTCCAACATATCTACAAGCTCTATCAACTGAGATAAGTCTTTGTCATCTATTGACATATCTGCTGACATATTTGCATTTTGTTTCTGCCCTTCTGTAAAATATTTTTCATATCCACCTAAATAATTTTGAAGTAAACTAATATCATCTGAGTTAGGATTTCCATTTTTTCTCAAAACATCTCCTGATCCTGTAGAAATAATATTATTTTCAGGTGTTAGTTTATGCAGTTGTATGCACTCAATATTTACTGAGTCTATAGATTTATTAACAGATGTTACCATAAAATATGGATATATTCCTTGACCATTTCTAATATAATAAGTAGGTGTTGCATAGTCTTCGCCATAAGCTTTTTGACCTTGTATTATTTTATCAAAACTTACAATGTCTGCTATTTCTAAATCTATGTATGTTAATGGTAATTTACATTTTATTATCGTGTGTTGATTGCAATGATATGCAGTTAAAAAATCTCTCAATCTTCTAGCAACAGCTAAATCTCTTATAAATTCATTTTCAATTTCTACAACAGAATCTCCAGGGTTGCTACTAGATAATCCTAAAAATTCTTTTGAGTAATAATTAGGACTTTCATTATAATCTCCATTTCCAAATAAATCATATGCATCTCTGTATTCAGTAACTTTAGAAAAATTATCTCTAGCATAATCTTTTTTATACTTAATTCTAAACATTGTTTTAACATTTTCAATTTTAGTTCTGTCATATGAAAAAGTAATAACATCTTTAGTCGTAATGATTTTATTAACTTGATTTGCATTATATTCGTTTTCTATCATTGCAAAAGCTAAAGATGAACCTTGAGATGTAGATTTAAAATATGGAATATAGGGAGTGCTTTTAGCTATATTTTCTATTAATATTTTAGAATTTATTTTTTCAGTAATAGAAAATCCTAAAGACCAATTATTTCCTGTTTCTTGATAGTTAGTATAACTTTCATGAATACTAGGAGATATTTCTAATTCTTTTTCTATTATATCTTTTATAATACCTAAAGGACTGCTATCAGAACCATCTAATTGCCTTCCAGCAGAACTTACATAAAAATCTTTATCAAATATTTTTTCAATATCCACAACATGCTGCACTCCTAAGTGATGCAATCTAATATTAACAGGAGCAACAGCATTACTAGTTGATTCATTTACACACCAAAATCTTAATATTCCTGCATTAAAATCATTAGGATTAGCCCAATCATAAGACCTTATAGCTGTACTCATGTTAGTTCTACTATCAAAAATTCTTTCTGCATTACTTGCATGTAACTGAGCAAAAGTTTCTTGTTTTAAAACTCCAACTCCATCACTTTCAAGTGTTTCTAAATTATCTTCTTGTAAATCTGCTTCTAGGAAATTAACTTTAAAATCAACTGTTGGCTCATTAGTTGTGCTTTCACTTAAAGGTTTGTAACTAAACTTTCCATAAAATTGTGTTACTCCACTTCCTTCCATTGAATCTTCTACTCCTGCATCTTCTAAAGAATAAGCTATTCCTACTCTTTTGTCATCTTCAAGTTCTGAGCCATCTCTAATATCTATATAATCGTCTTCTGCAGATTCAGAAAGAATAGCAGTATTAGTAGTGTAAAAAGATTCAGGATATGCTATTGTGGTAGTCATGTCAGTAACTCCTGTGTATCCCCCATTAAAACTATTAGTAGGAGGCTGTGAACTTACCCATGGAGTATAAAAATAATATGTATGTGCAGGTATTAAAAGCCCTTCAGGAAGAACATTACTTCCTACAGATGCACCATTTTCTTTTATATGTAAAAACCAATTTTTTTCTTTTGAATATAATTGATTCCAATTAAATGTACTTTCATTGGCAATATAGCACCCCCCATTAGCAGGATCAAGATTAGGTCTTACATGAGGATATAATTCATATCCTAATTTTCTATGTGCAGAATCTTCTGCTCCCTCTGTATGCCCACCCCATTGACCTGTATTACCCCAAATATCATTGGAAATCCCATTCCAATCTGCATTATAAGAGTTTAAATATTTTGTATATGTTGTATTAACTTGAACATGAGGGTCTGCTAACCAACCATGTCTTAAAGCACCATACCTTATTATATCAGCTTCTAGTGTTCCTTCTTTAGAATTTATTCTGTACCTAGGGATATCCAACCCTTCATCTAGCTGCCCATAAAATTTACCACCTATTTCTTCTACTAAAGTCCAAAATTGAACATTCCATGGTTGTCCAACTATTTCGTAAGTTTCTGTACCATCCCATCTATTAGTAGCAGGTAAATCTCCACGATTACCACTATCGCTAGGCTCTGTAAGCTCATCCCAATATGTGCTTCTAGAATTACCACCATACCAATTTTCATACCACCATTCTAAATTATACAAATCTT